ACTTTCTACTGATCAGCAAAAGCTGTTTGATGTTATTCGTGTTCTTAATCGTGACGCAGGAGTTGGTAAAGATATTGTAGAAGATATTGGATTAGCTCAACAGGTTAACTTTGAATTAGCTCCTTCTTCTAGTTTAATAGAAAAAGCACAAAGTGAGTTAAATCAGTTTAGTCCTTTATCTACTGATCACAGTGAATCAATTAATAATCCAGCTAATGCACTTGAGATTGCTACTACAGCTAGTATCTTTATGCAGTTAGGTTATGAGGAAGATGATGCCTTAGAGAGAGCAGCAGAAATCTTTGAGGCTGATCATGTTATTCATACCGCAGCTAATGGAATAAAAATATCACTAAAGCAGTTAAACACAGACCCTAGTGTAGAAGTTCCTCTAGTAGAAACTGTAGATACTATTAGTAAACTTTTAACTGAAGACATTCAGTTACAGAACTACTTAAAGCATAATTATGCAGCAGCAGATGATGGTGATTTAGCTTTTGGTTTTACTAATGACCCATCTAATCGTAATGCGTTAAAACTAAATGTTTATAATGGTAGTGGACAAGTAGTAGGTTATATAATGTCTGTTAGTAAGACACAGTTACTAACTGATAAAAACTTTGTAACTAATCTCATGGCTCAGACTAAGACACGAGCAAGAGATGAGGGGCTAGACCTTACGCAAGCTCCTACTGTTGACCAGTCTATTCTTGACTACGAAGCACAGGTAGCACAGATGACTGAACAAGAGCGTAGAGCAGAAGCAAGGATGCAAGCAGCAAGACTTGGCGAAGCTGTGCCAGAACTTATTACTGAGTTTTTCCCTCCAGTTGAACCAACTGTAGAAGAGGTAGAGCCAGAGGCTGCTCCTGTTCAGGATGAGATGTTATCTCCTGAGGATATGATGACAGAGACTACCGATACTACTGATAGTCTTCTTAGCATTATTGGAAAAGCTTTTACTGGTGAACAAGACTTTGCTAAAGACCCACAAGAAGTAATATCAAACATTCAAAGAGCCTTACCTACGATAGCTCAGTCATCAGAGGGTGTAGGTACATTCTTTGAAGAGTCTTATAACGAGACTAAGAAAAAATATTCTAACTTAGGGGCTATCAAAGAAGCTAAAAGAATACTTGCAGATTCTCCTGAAATCATAGAACAACTTGGTTTAAGTGAAAAAGGTTTATTTGGCCCTGCTATATCAGGACGAGGTATTACAGTTAAACAACAAGCAGAGATTGCAAGGAGTGTTATTGCAGTGGCAAACGCATCTGAAAAACAATATGACTTAGAAACAGAGGCAGACTTATCAGAGGCTTTAGATTTAGCAGCTACTCAAAAAGATGTTAGTGCTGATGATATTTTAAATAAGGTAATTAAACCTATTGCTTATCATGAATCTGACGGAACAATGGATGCTAACATTGAACAGTATGGTGGTGGCCCTGCTCATGGTCTAATGCAGTTTGAACCTGAGCGTTTTAATACTGCTGTCAACAGAGCTAAGAACTATTTCGCAAGAATAGGACAACCAGTACCAGAATGGATTTCTAATATACAAGAAGGCTCTGATGCGTCTGACTTGTCTGGTAATCAACAGATGGCCTTGGCTGTTTATGATTTACTAGAACATCCTACTGCCGATATTTCTAAGGTTGTTAATGGTGAAGAAAAGATATGGGACTTCTGGGCTAAAAACTGGTGGGCTGGAGACCCTAAGGATAGGGTAACTCGCATTAGGTCTTTCCAGAAAAGCTTAGAAGAGTATGAGAAAACACTGCCTACAACCAATGATGACACAGCTATGGCTATTCCTTCTGATGAGGGTAGTTCATTAGGAACTAAAGTAGCTAACTTTTTTAGTTCTTTAAATCCTATTAAATCTGCTAATGCTGACGTCTTTGATGCAATAGAAGATGCGTTTATTGAAGTTCCTGTTAGAACACCAATGCAAGCAGATGATGTTACTACTAATGTAGTTAAAATGATTACGCCAGTAGCTAATACAAATGCTGTGCCTAAAAACCAACAACTAGTAATAGGTGAGGATGCTCCTGCTGAAATGGTAGGAGACATGATACTTTCTAAAAACCCTGCCGATGTAGCTATGAGATACTTAGGAATGAGTGAGGATAGTGAGATAGGTGCTATGGTTATTAGACGTTACTTTGATAATGTTGTAGGTAACTGGAATCCAGATAACGAATCTGTAAAAGACTTTGCTAAAAATAAAGCATGGTGTGCAGCTTTCTTAACACAAGTACTAAGAGATTCTGGTGTAGATACTAAAGAACTAACTGGTTCTAATGATCCATTTAATCAAATCAGGGCTGCTTCTTATGTTAATGCTGGTACAGGTGTTGAACCTTCTCAGGCACAGACTGGAGATATTATGGTTAAGATGCACTCACCAGAAGAACGTGAAAAGTTTAAGCTTGGTGTTGCCCATGTTGGTATTGTTGTTAAGGTAGAAGGTAATCAAGTTTGGTTTATTGGTGGTAATACTGGTGACAAAGTAGAAGTATCTTCTTATAACCTAGACGAAGCTGATGTAAGAATTAGACGTGTTACCAAAGCAGACGACATTCCAGAAGCACAGAATGTTCCGTGGTTGTGGCAACTACGAGCAGGAAAAGCTTACAGAAAATCATGGGATAAAGTAACAAACTTCTTTTTTGAATAAGGAAATAAACTATGGCTGATTCAGCACAAGATATACTAAAAGGTTTAGGATTTGAGACAGGCGAGAGTGCTTATCCTATAACCGAAACAGTAAGTGAAAGTACTCTTGTCAACGCCCAGCGTGAAGCAGCAGCTAAACAACAGGGTGGCTTCCTGTCTAGCCTACCTGTTGCAGCAGCAGAAGACTGGATTATTCCTTCTATTGTTGAAAACATGGATAGGTTTCGTTCTTATGATGGTCAGCCAGTAGACAAGTTTACTCCTGAATTACTTGAACAACTTACAGGTGGTCTAACTAGTAATGATGCCATTGGTGAGGTGCTAGATGAAGCCCTCACTGTTGGTATTGAAAGTGCGTTGACTTTAAAGGACACTCATTTAAGAACAGAAGCTAGAAGAACAGAACTACAAGAAGCAGGATGGGGTGGTACTTTTGCTACCTTTGTTGCTAATATGTTTGACCCTGTAGAGTGGGCTGCTATTGGGGCTACAACGGCTGCTGTATCAGCTCTAAGTGGCCCAGCATCAGTAGTTACAGGCCCTGTGACAGCAACAGCAGGAGCAGCTTACAAAGCCAAGAAAGCCTATAGTAAGGCTCGTGCCTTTGCTGCTGGTGCTAGTGTATCTGCTGCTGAACTTGCAGCCTTTGAAAGCATCAGGGCTGGTTTAAAGTATGACATTGATGCAAACGATGTTCTAATAACTATGGGCTTTGGTGCTGGACTGGGTGGTGGTATTAACACTGCCACTACAGCTTTTGTTAAAAGAGCTAATGTAGCTAAACTAGCTAAGATTGTAGCAGAGGGTGGAGAGTTAACTCCTGCTCAGAAGCTATTCTACGAAGCTAATAACGTAGAAGCAGTAGCTGAAAGACTTATTGCAAGAGAACTAGCCACAGAGCAGTTTATAGAATCTATTGATGCAACAGATACAGCAAAGGCTTTAGGTGAAGCTGATGATGTTAGGGTAGTTACTCCTGCTGCTAAAGTTAGTCAAGCAGAAGCAGAGGCTATTCCTGAGATTGCAGGATGGACTTTGTTTGGATTGCGTGACCTTATTAGTACTGGTTATCGTTCTGCTAAGTCAGAGGTAGCTCGTATTCGACTAGGCTCAAGACTCTTAGGAATGAATAGTGTAGGCTACAAGGGTGGTAAACTAGAAGCTGAGGACTCAGCATCAGAAATAGCCGAACGTCTTCAGGGACAGAATAGAGTACCCTTTTCTTATGTGTTACATCCTAATCAACGTAAGTGGAAAAAACGTACTGGTGGTAGTATAGAAGATTTTAATACACTAGTTTCTAGATATGCTCGTGGTATTATTACGGATGTTGACCCAGAGGTTAAAGTAGTTGGTGACTTGTTAAAGAAACAAGAACGTGCCTTGGCTGAGATGGCTATTAAATATGATGTGGCTGGTTTCACTCCTGTTATGCTAGACCGTCATGCTAACTATCTTGCTCGTATCTTTAATGACCAAAGAATTAGAGACATACGTGCTAAGTTAGGCGACACAGCAGACGAACAGATTGCAGAATTAGTAGAAGCAGCTATTCGTAAAGGTCAACCAGATATTATTGAAGACCTTGCAAAAAGTATAGCAAGAAAAGCAGCCAAAACTAAACAAAAAGGCGCACGTTCTGTTAAGTCAATAGAAGAAGAAGCAGAAGCTTTACTTAAAAGAATGGCTAGAGGGTACACAAAAAGTATTACTGATCCTAAACTTGGTAAGAATGGTGGCCCTGCTTCGGTAAATGAGATGACCCTAGAAGACCTCATAGATGTTATGAAGGTTGAGTTTAGAGATCAACTAGATGACTCTGATATTGAAGACTTAATAGGACAGTTGACTAAAGCAGGAAAGACAAAGGGACACAAGCGTTCTCGTCCTCGTGTTGTGCTTGATGAAAGTGCCTCTATTAGAGTAACAAGAGCAGATGGAGAAGTAGAAGACTTACACTTCTATGAGTTACTAGAAGAAGACGCAGAACAACTACACAACTCCTACATCTTTCAAATGTCTGGTGCTATTGGTTTAGCTCGAAAGGGCATCAATACTAATCAAAAGGGTTCTAGTTGGGAAGAGTTTTTAGACTCTATCAACAAAGAAGTAAAGGCTAAAAACCTTGACCCTGATAAAGCTCAAAGAGAAATAAGAGCATTGGAGTTTATGTATGATGGTATCACAGGAAGACTAGCTCATCGTTCAGAAGTATCAAACAGGTTCAGAGAGTTTAACATAGGTATTCGTGCATTTAGTTTTGCTGTTAACATGGGTATGTCAGGTATGTCAGCGTTAATGGAAATCTCTAACGCTCTCTTTGAATACTCATTAACAACTCTTCTTCGTACAATGCCAGCCTACAACCAACTATACAAGAAAGCTTCTAAGGGACAGCTTGAAGATGGTTTAATGAAAGAACTTATTGAAGGTCTTGGAGTTGGTGGCGAAGTTCAACTAGGTAAGTATAACAAGGCTACTCGTTATGAGGGTAGTAATGTTGAAGGCTACATAGGCCCTGAACAACACTGGGCTGGTAAAGCAGCCTTAAAAGCTCAACAGTTTGTATCTTACTGGTCTGGACTAAATGGTGTAACACAGACCCTTCGTAGAATGTCTATGCTTAATTACTCTACTCAGTGGGTGCGTTCTGCTAAGAAGGGTGGTATGCCTTTCTCTGATATTAAGTTAAAGCAGTTAGGTATAACAAATGAGATGGCTGATAAGATTAAGAACGCTATCAATAAGAACGCTACATTTAAGGGTACAACACTAGATAGATTAAATCTAGAAAAGTGGCCTGAAGATGCACGAGAAGCTTTTCAAGCGTCAGGTTTTAAGGAAGCAAGACAGAATGTTCAGGAGATGAACATTGCTTCTACTAACGGATTTCTTAGAAGTGAACTAGGTAAAACTTTGTTTCAGTTTTTAAGTTTTCCACTAGCCTCCCTAGAACAACAAACAATGCGTCTTGGTGTTAGGGCTGTAAAGGGTGATATTGCTGCTACTAAAGTTATGATTTCAGCAGCTATGATGGGTAGCTTAATGTACATGGCTCGTGTTCAACTTAATGCAGCAGGACGAAGCGATGCTGATGAGTACATACAGGAACGTATGAAGTTTAATAACTTTGCTCAGGGAGCTTTAAGTCAGATTGGTGCAGCATCTATGTTTGGGTATATCTATCAGCTTTCTACAGGCGCAATGGATGGAAATACTTATGCAATGACTCCTCCAGCTATTTCTATAGCTCAGTCAGGCTTACAGGCTTTAACAGCTTTTAACAACGGTGAGATTACTGAAGCAGAGTATAGACGTATACTACGTTTAGCTCCTGCACAATCTCTTTATGGTATTAGACAGGGTATTAACTATCTAGCAAACGAATTAGGTAATTAAAGGATAAACGATGGCCTTTTCATATTATGACTATACAGGGGATGGTGTAACAGATACGTTCACCATTACCTTTACATACCAAAGCACTGCGGAAATCAGTGTTACTGTGGATGGTGTGGCTGAAACAGGCCTCACCTTTCCCTCTTCAACTACGGTGCAGTTAACATCTGCTCCTGCTACTGATGCTCTAGTACGAGTAAAGAGAACAACAGACCTTACTGCACGTTCAGTGGACTTTGCGTCTGGCTCAGTGTTGACTGAAGAAGACTTGGATAACTCTAACATTCAGGTCTTCCACGCAGCACAGGAGGCTGTGGATACTGCTACTGATGCTATCTCACTTGATGATGATAACAAGTGGGATGCACAGTCTAAAGTTATTAAGAACGTAGCAACACCAGTAGCAAACAACGATGCCTCTAACAAGGCTTATGTAGATAACGTAGCTGGCTCTGCTTCGGCAGCAGCAGCGAGTGCTAGTGCAGCAGCGTCTTCGGCAGCAGCAGCCGCTACAAGCGAAACTAACGCAGCCTCAAGCGCATCAGCAGCAAGCAGTAGTGCTTCGTCTGCTAGTGGTAGTGCTACTACAGCTACTAGTCAGGCTTCAGCAGCAGCTACAAGCGCATCTAATGCAGCCACAAGTGAGACTAACGCAGCCACAAGTGAGACTAACGCAGCTAACAGCGCAGCAGCAGCAGCCACTAGCGCATCTAATGCGGCTACTAGTGAGACTAATGCTAATACCGCTAAGATAGCAGCAGAGGCTGCACAGGCGGCAGCAGAGCTTGCCTTGGATAACTTTGAGGATACATACCTTGGAGCTTTCGCATCAGACCCAACAACAGACAATGATGGCGATGCACTAAGCACAGGTGACTTGTACTTCAACACAGGAAGTAATGACCTCAGAGTATACAATGGTTCTGCGTGGCAGATTGCAGCAGTATCTACGGCTGGACTACTAGCAGCAGCCAATAACCTGTCTGACGTTGCAGATGTACCGACAGCTAGAACTAATCTTGGACTAGGCACAGCAGCAACCACAGCGTCTACAGACTATGCTACAGCAGCACAGGGTGCATTAGCTGACTCAGCCTTACAGGCTGGGGACATTGGTGTTTCAGTACAGGCTTATGATGCTGACACAGCAAAGCTAGACGTAGCTCAGACATTTACAGCAGCACAGACAGGTTCAACACAGGTTGCTGGTAGTATTACTGGTAGCACAACCCTAGACTTTGCTACATATCAAAACTTTGTACTGACCCTTACAGGGTCTATTACCCTAGCCAACCCTACAACAGAACAAGTAGGACAGTCAGGCTTTATTACATTCATTCAAACAGGTGGCTACACAGTATCTCTTGGAACAGACTACGAGACTGCTGGTGGGGCTGGTATTACACTCTCTGCTAGTGGAACGGATGTAGTTCCGTACATCGTAGCAGCTTCAGGACGTATCCTACTAGGCGCACCACAACTTGCATTTGCATAAGGAGATTGAACTATGAGTATTACAGGTTCAGAACAATGGATGTATTCATCTGGTCGTGGGTTCTACGACTTCCCCATCGAGCAGTCAATGCGGTTCAACGATAACGACAGCGCATATTTAAGCCGCACACTAGCTTCGGCTGGTAATAGAAAGACTTGGACTTGGAGTGCGTGGGTCAAGCGTTCCAATATAGGAACTTTTCAAACCTTGTTCTCAACTGGTTTATCTGGCACGGCATATCACTATTGGTTCTTTAACACTGATGATACTCTAAGGTATGCGTTGCATACTGGAGGAACTAGGTACACTAGTGCAGTTTTTAGAGATACCTCAGCTTGGATGAATATTATAATTGTTCACGACACAACGGATTCTACTGCAAGTGACAGGATAAAGATTTATGTGAATGGGGATAGGGTAACATCGTTCACTCAAGCCACAGACCCTGCGCTAAACTCTGATGGTGTTATAAATAGCACTACTTACCCATATAATGTTGGTAGGTCTGCTTTTCATAATTCAAATTACTATGACGGTTATATGGCAGACGTTAACTTCATTGACGGTCAAGCCCTAGACCCTACCAGTTTTGGGGAGCTAAAGTCTGGCATCTGGATACCAAAGGACACGGCTGACCTAACCTTTGGGACAAACGGTTTTAGATTGCAGTTTGGCGACACGACAGAGGCTAGTGGGTTTAATACCGTTACCTATACTGGCAATGGCGGTACGCAGTCTATTAGTGGTGTTGGGTTTTCATCTGCACCTGATATGGTTTGGATTAAACAGCGTTCATCGCCAGCAGACAACCATCGCTTATTTAATTCTGTTGTTGGAGCAACTAAATATCTTGTTCCTGATGATACTTTTACTGAAACAACCGATGCAAACACATTAACATCTTTTGACAACGATGGTTTTACATTAGGCTCAAGTGGTATTGTTAATGAAAGCGGCAAGGAATTTGTAGCTTGGACTTGGGACGCTGGCTCTGGTTCTGCCGCAAGCAATACTGATGGGTCAATCACCAGTACGGTCAAGGCTAATACTGATTACGGCTTTTCCATAGCCACATTTACGGGGACGGGGGCTAACGCCACAGTGGGACACGGCTTAGGCGTTGCGCCTGATATGATTATCGTGAAAAACCGTACAAGTGCAGGTTCTTCTTGGTGCGTGTCTCACACAGGCTATCCCACAACACAAACTTTATATCTTGATAGCACGACTTCTGTTTTAACTAGGGATAGGGTTACAGCAAGAAACACTTCTACTTTTACAGTAGGAAGTCATTTTGAAGTCAATGGCTCTGGCAACGCAATGATAGCCTACTGTTTCGCAGAAAAAACTGGCTACTCTAAGATTGGTTCATACAC